GTGTGCGTTGTTGTTGTAAAAGCTGACTTGATGCCAAGCGCATTTATTGACCTTGCGCGGATATCATAAACGCCACCAGCCGCAACATTGACCAGCGTAAACCGACCGCCAGACGCAACGCCCAAAGATTTATAAATTGTATCTGTTGACAGTTTTGCTTCGACTTCAAATTGCCTTGCATAAATTGATGTACTTGCAACGTCAACAATCAGCACTGAAATTGCTTGCTGATTAAACAATTCTAAAACGTCAGATGGCGTTACTGTTGGGGCTGGCACAGTAAACGGGTCGGGCAAGGTTGTGTTATCTTGTGTGAAAGCCGCTTCTTCAGCCGACCAATCATAAACCGCGCTGTTTGTTTCAACCATTTCGCAGTCAACAGTGACTTCGGTTGTGCCAAAGTTTAGTTTCCAGCTAACAATTTCAAAGACCTTGTTAGTAAATCCCAGCCGCGTGTTTGTAATCATCACAGTGTCGCCGACTTGAAACTGAAACGCACTCATCTTGAATTTTGCGCGTAAAGCAATTTCCTGCCGATTTTTATATAGGATTTGCTTTGCAATACGCTGTGCGCGTGCCGCGTTATCAGTAAACGGCAGATCAAGGTTTAGATAACGGCGTTCGCTATTATCTTCGGTTTCAAACGTGCTGCTAGTGATCGCAGGATAGTCTGTGGCTTGATAATCGCTTTCTGGGCTAATAAACTGCCCCTTGATAGCGTTGAAGCTGTCACGCGCCGAAATAGCGGTGCTAACGGTCAAGCCAGACGCAAGATCGCTTTCATCAAGTGTGACTGTTGGCGTTACATACGCACCCGCACGCAACGACCATTTGCCATTTGAATAATAAAGCGAACCGTTTAACGCTGTCAGCATTTGTTCAAGGTTACTGCGCGGAGTGTTCTGCGTGTCAACAACGCCATCGAACGTGTAACGATCTTGCGAACCGCCACCAGACAAAGCAACGCTTTCTTCGCAGATGTTAGCCGCTGCAATAAAGCTGGTGTCATCGATTTCTGACGCTGTTGCGCCAAGCCCGTAAACTGTATCGGTCAAATAATCGCGGATGACCAAAGCTGGATTTTTGCTATAAACTGTGGTTGTGGTGCGCGGGTCATATATCTTGCGACCTTGCATTTTTGCGCTAATGTTTGGCAAGCCTTGCTCAAATGCGTTTGCGTCAAATTTTAGCCGCGCATAAATATATGCTTGATCTGTTAATGTATGGCTGCTTGTCCAGCTTGCAGTCGCCAAAAGCGGGGCTGGGATGTTTCCGGCTGTGCCTTTGACCACTGTGTAAATGTCTGCAAAGCCGTCATATTTGGCTGGGCTAGTAACTGCATTGCTGGTGATGGTCAATAATTCATCGTTGAAATATACGCCTGTGAATTGCTCAACTTCGTGCGCCGCTAAAATGATGACCAGATGCAGATATTGATCGTTGTCAGTGGCTTCAATAAAAGCATAAGTGCCGCCAAGTCGGGTTTCACCATAAACCAGCTTGCGCGTGGCATTTGATGATCTGGCTGTGATTGTTTTTGATTGGTCGATGCCACCATTGCCGCCGCCGCCGATATTTGGTTGCTTTGGCTTTGGCGCAAGTGCTTGTGATGCGGCAGTTAGCGCAAGATTGACTGCGAACGCGCCAACAAGGAATGTTGAAGTTATTACTGTGCCAGCAATGTAAGCTGTACCGGCTGACGCCGCTGTTGCAACCAGTGCTGGAATAACCGCCTGTGGCATACTACACCTTCCACGCTTTCTTTGCCGACATTAGCGGCAGAAAAACCAAACCATCTTTGCCCATAGCGGCAACCTTATCGCCGACCACCAATGATAGCGCATCACCATCGGGCGTGTCTATCAGTGCAACATCGCCCCGCTGCGCCTCAAGCACCTTTATTTCGCGCAACCTAGCCCCGACACTAGCCGCAAGATCGCCCGCGCCTATCTTTAGCAAAGCCTTTGCAGAACCCGCTGCGGAGCGATATTTGCCAATAAAATCATCAAAGCGTGACGAACCACAAATGGCTTTCTCAGCATATAAGCAAAACAAAGCGCAATCTGCCTTGCCCCATTCAAATTTTTTGTGCCGCCATTCTTCGATATGATCGTTTAATCGGGTCGGCCAATCTACTAGCCGCCCCATTTTATCGATGCCTCTTGCAATGAGTTGACAAACTCAAACCCTTTATCATTTGCATCAAGGGCTTTTTGATCTTCACTTGTCCAGCGGCGCAAGCGTGGCCGTTCCAGATCAATCAAACGGCTTTCGGCAGTTAGCGTAATTGTGCAAGTCTCGCCTTCTTCAGCGATTGTCATCACATCCATCCGGCCAGAAAACACTTTGTAACTGCTAACTGTGCCGCTGGTAATTGCGCCGACATAGATGTTAGCGATACGATATTGATAGTTTTCGGTCAGCGCGGTTGCCAAAATGCTGCTTGATATGCCGGTTAGTGACATTGACGCGCCTTTTGCGCCAATCTCAGCAGCTTCTTCAATAGCAGAAACCGCCATTAAAGAACCGCCGCCAGTATAGGTATCGCTGCCAATCGTCAAATCGCCGTAACCGTTCCACAAGCGTAATGCACCGCTATCAAATAGCAGTTCAGCCGCCAGAAAGCCGGTAAAACTATCGGTCGCAAATTCGGATGGTACACCGCTACGCGTCATAGTGCTTCAACCGCTGCAAAGCTGATTGAATAAAAACCGGCATTATTAATCGTCCAAGTGGCATCATTGCTTGCCAGCCGGAAAACACCCTTTGCGCCGCTGACTGTAACTGTTGCACCGTCTGCCGGTGATGAACGTAAATCCGGCCACAAGTTCAACGTGGCTTCGCCGCTGCCGTTTGTGTCAACATCTTCCAGCACTTTGTAAAGCCGCGCCGATGCTGCACTGCCAAGTTGGATATAATCGCCAGCCCTTAGATAGCCGACCGCCGATGTTGGAAGCCCATCTATTGCCAATTCGTTACCTGTTTGGCTTGCACCATTAACAACAGGTGTCCCCGCTGCCGATGCCGCTGATCCGCGTGGCGTTGCCGCGTTAGGATCGCCCAGCAAGAACGTGCCAAACTGACCGCGCAGTCGCAGCAAAAAACTGTTCCAATATTCGCTGTCAGAACGCTTTACTGGCGGGATGCGGATCGTTGCCGACCAACGTGCGCCAGCGTGCCGAACGACTTGCTGCGCCAGTGTGAAAGGGCTTTCGCTGATTGAAACAATATCAGTCGCGGTGATTTCAACCGCAGCAATGCCAGTCTGTGTCGGAAATGTAAGTGGATAACTTTCAGCCATAACTATGCCCCAAATGCGCTTGCGAATGAACCGCCGCGCCGTCTTGCTTCAAGCACCGCCGCTTTTGATGCTTCTTGAATTTGCGGCAACATACCCATCACTTCAGCGCGTACTGTCTGCGATACGCCAGCCGACAAGTTGATGGTCTGGTTGACAGTAACACCGCCGCCAGCACCGCTTGGAACAACAGTGCCAGAAACGCCATCCGGCACAAACAGTTCTGCGCCTCTTTCGCCCACAACAGAAACCTTGTTGCGTGGTGGTCTGCCACCATTTGCAAAGAACCCGCCGAAAAACTTGCCAACACTTGCAGCAATACCAGTGCCACCACCGCCACCCATTGCAGACGCCAAAGGCGCAGTGATGCTTTGCTGGATTTGAATGCGGATCAGATCGCTAATAATCGACCGCGCCATTGATTTGAACGCATCTTTCGCGCTGGCTGTTCCCATAGTTACATCAACAAGCGCATCTTCTAACGACTTGATCCCGCGCACCGCTGCGCTTTCCATATTCTTTTGAAGGTCTTTTGCGCTATCGGCCAAGTCCATTAGTTGCTTGCGATAGGTTTTAGTTTTTTCGCTGTTTGTTTCTGTGCTTTGCCCAAAAATATCATTTGCAGCTTGGGTCGCCCTTATTCTTGCTTCTAATTCTTCAAAAGCACCAACAAGACCTAAATCTTTGACGTTCATTGGCTCAAGTTTTTTAGCCCAATCAATATCAAGTTTTTTGCCAATCTCAACGCTGAAAGCAATAACTCTGTTAAGCTGTCTGATTGTTTCGTCTGTAAAACTTTGTATAGCTTGCGCTGCCTTTTTAAACAAGCCAACAACAGTTAAAGCAAGACTGCGACCAAATTCCTCAACTCCACCAGCTTCTTTAATAGCATTTACAAGTTTAACTCTTATTGTTTCTGCAATCGCTTGAAATGCTGGCGCAAGTCCTGCAACCAATTGATTGATCACGCCGCCAAGCATCGTTTTAAGTTTTGTAAACGCATCATTTGCCTGTTCAACGCCTTTGACTGCGCTTTTGGATAAGATAAAGCCAAGACCCTCAGCCTCTTGGAACATCTGTTGCAGGGCTGCACTGCCGCCTTCTAGCGTATTTACAAATGCCACGCCTTCACTGTCAAACAGCTTAAACGCCAGACGCACTTTATCGCCGCTGGACTGTACGTCATCAAACGCATCAGCCAGCTTTAGCATTTGCTTATCAAGTGGCTGTTTGGCTAATTCTTTGGCGTTCAGACCAAGTTCTTTCAGCGCATCTTTAGCTTCGCCAGTGCCGTTTGCAGCCTCAGACAGCCGCCGCGTGAAGCGTTGCACCGCCATATCGACTGTGCGCGTTTCAACGCCAGCCAGATTGGACGCATATCGCAGCTTTTGTAATGCTTGACTAGTGACGCCCAGCTTTTGCGCGGTCTTGCCTAGCGTGTCGATGCTTTGCATTGATGATTTGACCAGCAAGCCAATACCAGCCGCACCAGCAACGGCAGTCAGACCGACCTTGAAGTTGAATAGTGCTTTGCGAACAAGACCCAGCGATTGGTTTAATTTGCGAAAAGTGCCGCGCGTTAGGTCTTTTGCTGTGATCGTGAAATTAAGATTTTGATTTGCCATCTTCGATCACCTTAAAATATGCGAACCATTCGTTCAGTTCTGTCAGCGTCAATTCTTCAATTTCGGCTTG